TGCCGTCCGGCGGGGGAGCGACATGCTCAGGATGCAGCTTGGTTCAAGGCGCTCATAGGCAGCTTCGAGGATTCGGTGGACTTCCGGCGACGGTGAACTGTCGTCAGGGTTTGAGTCTGCTCGAATCGGCAGGCTCCAGAACACGGCCAAACATGAGGGGCCCGGTTCACCAAATCACTCCCAGTGAACGTCCCCTGATCCCTCTAGGGGAACGTGCGTCTGACCCGCTTTTAATCTGGAAACGTCACACGGAGCTATTCAGGGCCGCAATCACGTCCAATATCGGCTGCCCCGTCTGAATCATCTTGTAGGTGAACCTGAGTAGTAACCAGCCCTGCATCTGGAGCGCGTTGTACTTGTCCATGTCGCGGGCGAACCTGCCCTTGATGCGATGCACGCTCGATTCGACCTCGACAGCCAGCTTTCTATCGGGCCACGCAAAGTCGATCCTCCAGCGCCGCGCCTGATCGAAGCGAAATTCACGCTCCGGCGTCAGCTTGTTCACCTGGCAGTGGAAGGCGAATAGGCGCTCGCCGCGTGACTCGCGCTTCATGGTTCCTCCGGTTCTGCCTCGAAGTAGTTCTTATCGCCCCGGCGCGGTTTGCGGTCTTTGAAGCACATGAACAGGCAGGTTTTGACGTGACGCCACGTGTGGCCGTGGTAAGAGATCGCCTCGATAGGCTCTCCGCAATACTTGCACTTCCGTTCCTTGCTCATGCTTCCTCCCTCATCGCCTGCACGCCTAAAATGCCCCCAGACCGACCAGAATTTCCCTCAGACGAACAGTTGCGCCTCCGAACCTCTAACGGCAGCCTCAGGTATTGCTCAAGGCTCATAGAGCCCTTTGCGACGTTTCCGGATAAATGGCTGATCCCGAGGTTCGCTTGCCGGTCGTCGTGTTTCCCGCCTCCTGAGCCCTTGGAGGTCTTGTGCTCGAGGGTGGCCTGAAAACGGTCAACCGGCTGCTCACAGAGGCAGCAAACGCCCCTGCAGACCTGCCAAGCGATATTCCAGCGCTCCTGTAGAATCGCCCGGCCTGCCTCGGTGCGCCGTATGACCTCCCGCCCGTCCGGGTATATCCAAACGCCTGGTCGCTTGTCGATCATGCAGCCCTCACCAAGCGCATCATACGGTTCACCCGCTCCGTTGGCTCCTCTTCCCACAACATCGGCGATTCTTTCCATGCCGACCGCGCTTCAATCTCAGCGATGCGCTTCTTCCACCGCTGCGCGAACGTCCGGCCAGGGTGATGGTTGGCTAGTCGCCTCATAGCAGCGCTCACCTGTACAGATGTAGGCTCGTTCTTGCACACCAGGATCATCAACTCCCGTCCCAATTCCGTCATGCGCTCAAACTGGTAGCGTCCAATCCTCTGAATCGTGCGTCTCGATACGCCGTACTGCTTCGCCAGCAATGTAGTAGCTTCCGGTGGTCTGCTCATTTGCCGACCTTCCGGATGCCCTTCAAAGCCACGCCCAACCCACCCACGATGTCGGCCGCCGCCACCTGCTGCTCCATGCACGCTTTGATAGCAGCCTCGCAGCCGCCGATGATCGATCGCAGCTTGGCCTTCTCTTTCACGATGGCGATGTAATCGACAGTGACTAGATGCCTCGGAAGCCCCTCAGTCAGTGATGCCAGGTATGCAACTCCCCCGATCTCCTTGCAGCCATCCTCGCCCAAATGGTTCGATAGCGTCACGATGTCGATAGTGCTCCCCGCGTCTTTCAATTGGTTCATCGCTAAAAATATGCGCCTATGTGAATCAAGAGAGTAATCATCGGGCTTGATCTCTTTTGTCTGATCCAGCGCCGCGTTGTCGAGCATGATAGCGCCGATAATGGTCCGCTCCGCATCCACGCTCGCGGGCAACTCTGAACTCCCGGTCAACTCTCGGAAGCCCGGCGTCTGGTCGATCTCCTCGCGGATCATGCCACGAAAAATGACGTAGAGGGAATCTAGCTTGTCACGGGAACTCGACACTTGCCCCCCCCGGTTTCTTCTTGCGCTCTTTCCAAGACTCTCGCACCGATTCGGCGATGCGCTTTTTATGCACGGCGGAGAGCTTTATCTTCGGATTGCTGCGTGTGAAAATCGGCCTTCCGCCGTTGGCACCTTCCGCTTCGTTGTACCCATTGGCGACAGTGTTGTGGAGTTTAATCATCCTGCGCTCAAGGCGGTTGAGATCCCGCTCGCATGACCGTTCGCCGAGTATTTCCGCCGTGAACGCCTCCCATCCGTAATGGCGCATTTCCCGGTAAAGCAGGCTATCCAGCCGCCCGATCCGCATCTCGGTGCGGTGCTGGCGGAGACGGGACTTTAGTACGCCCCGCGTCTTGCCCACATAACAAAAGCCATTGATCTCATTCCGCAACAGATAGACAATCACGCTTTCGCGGCCTCCTGTGCCTTGCTCTTCGCGTACTTGATGCGGCAATGCCTGTCGAACTGCTCGACCTCGAACGATGGTGGACGGGCAACCTTGAGCAACTTGTTCGGCCAGACTCCAAACTTCTCTTTATATCGGTGAGCAGCCGCGCCCTCAGCCTTCCCGCGCTCACGCACCATCCACAGGAAGCCAGAGTACCAGTCCTGCTTTTCCTGCATCGTATACTCGCGCTTCTTGCCCTTGCGGACAAATCCACGCTTTACCGCCTCGGCGATGGCGTTGTCATAGCCGAACTGACCGCCGAATGTCAGCCCCTTGCTTTCGAGAAACGCCACGGCTGCCCCGATTTCGTGGTCTTTCGGCTGCGTCCCATAAACCACCAACTCGCCCTCTTCGTGCTCGATGCCCGTTGCCTTCACGGGCTGGCCGCAGTTCTTACAGGCTGCCGTGCCTGCCGGGATAAGAGCATGGCAGGCGGCGCACCTGCGGGGCTTCGCCGGCCGCTTCTCGCCTTCGTAGGCTACGCCCTTCTCGTGCGGCTTGTGCGTGTCCAGGTGATCGTGGAATATCTCCCAGAACAAGCCAAGGCCCTGCTCAGTGTTGTTTCCAGCATGATCCAAGCCAATGAGATGCTTTTTCCCTACATGCGTCCTGATTCCACGCCCCCACCGCTGTACCAGGCTGATTTCGCTTTTGGTAGGCGCCGCGTCGATGATGCAGCGCACATCCTCATCCACCCCGGCAATCAAGCATCCGACGGAGGCGATGCCCGCGATCTCCCCGTGGTACATCTTGCGGAACTGTCGCGTCCTTTCCTCGCTCGGTGTCTGCGCGTCGATGTAGCCAAACGGAACTCCAGAGTCAATGAACGCCGCCATCTGCGCTCTGGCGTGGTCCAGGTTCACGCAGAACATGAATGCCTTTTCGCCGGGTCCGAGCTTCTTCCAAGTCTCGACAACGTTCCCGACGATCCTCTGCTGGCGCATCTCCTGTGATGCTGATGCTTCGGTGAACTCGCCTTTCTGCACTGCGATGTTGCCTCGATCGGCAATTTGCTCTGGCACGTAGAGAACAGTTGGCGTCAGTAATTCTTCCTCGATCAACTGCGGAATAGTCGCCGGGATGATGAGCTTCGTCCAGCGCAGCCCCATGCTCTTTACCCAAGGCGTAGCCGTCAGGCCGATGGCGATCTTGTCTTTCCACGGCCCGTCGAGCATTTCGTTCAAGCCCTTGTAGGTTCTGTGAATTTCGTCGAGCATCATAAAATCCACATCAGGCAATGCCCTTTTGATGAGCGTCTGTACGGAAGCAACCTGTACCTGCGCCTCGCGGTCGGTTCTCGCGTGCTGGGCCTGCATCACTCCGATGTCGCGGATGCCCTCAAACTCGAACGCTTTCACGGTCTGGTCGATGAGAGAAATAGCCGGAGCAGTGAAAAGAGGTCTGGTTCCTTTTGACAGCGCCCCACCGATAAGATGAGCCGAAAGCAAAGTTTTTCCAAATCCGCACGGAGCAGCCAGAATGATGCGCTTATGTCCATCCTTGATGGCCTGGCGAATGTCCGCGATGGCTTGAGCCTGCCGTGGACGCAAGGGGCGCAGGCGCAGATTGTTGTAGGGCCGCAACAGCGTCATCTGCTCACTCATTTGCGGAAGCTATCCTGTTCGGTGCAGGTTGCCCAATGCGCGACAGCCTCTGAATCTCCACTGGTCATCGGGTTCATCGGAATCTTCTTCCCGTTCGGGGTTTCCCACCATTCAATGTCGTCGCCGCAGCCACGGCAAACGGCGTCATTGTCAAAGCGGTAGTTTGCCGCCTTCATTTCGTTTAGTGTTTTCGGGAATGCCATCACCCCACCTTTTGCATGACGATACCTTTGTTCTTGATGATCTTCGCGTAGAGCGCATCACAGTAAAGCGAGTTAACCAACTTCTGCGCCGTCTCTGGCGGTATCTCGTGGCTCTCCGACTCGTACCGCACCGGGCCATTCTTTGAGCCGAACACGCAAGCCAACTGCCCCGACCTCCAGCCCACTCCAATCAACCTGCCGGGCTGGTTGCAGGCGATCATGCGCCAAGGATGGGTATAGCACTTCGATTCCTTGCTCCACAGGTAGCCCCGGCGCTCTGCCTCCGCCTTGATGAACTCGCGGCACTCTGGCCCGTACTGCTCAGTGAGGCGCTTGAACTCGGCGAGGTTCTGATTCCAGACCTCGACTGAGGGAATCAGTTCAAGCACCGCCGCCCAGACATCAGTATTGGATTGAGACATGCGACACCAGACCTTTGGCGATGGCCTTGATGACTTCTTCCGCGTTCTCAGCGGTCAGATTGGTATGGTTGAGCAGGCAGGCTTTCGCTTCGTTGTTGATCTTGGCTGAGTGAGCGCGGTTCGCCGCACGTTTCCGTTCCGCCTCTTCCGCCTCTTTGCGCTCACGCTCCGCACGTTCCTGCTCGGTACGAATCGCCGCCTTCTTATCTTCCTCTGCCTTTTTCGCAGCAGCCTCCGCGTCGCGCTTGGCTTTCGCCTCCGCTTCGATCCGCTGCCGCTCGGCCTGCTCCGCGCGCTCTTGCGCAGCTTTGCGCTCACGCTCGATTGCGGCCTCTCTTTCAGCGGCTTCCTTCGCGGCCTTGGTTTCGCGCTCCTGAGCCTCGCGCTCGATGCGCTCCCTTTCCGCTTTCGCCGCGCGCTCTGCCTCAGCCGCAGCGATTCGGGCCTTTTCTTCGGCCTCGGCCTTCGCCTTGGCCGCAGCCGCTTCCTCACGTTCTTTCTGCGCACGCTCGGCAGCTTCCGCCCGCAGACGGGCCAACTCGATCTGTTCGGCGTCGTGGGTTTCCCGCTTCTGGATAGCGTCGCTGATCTTCGCCGTAGCCGTCTTCACCGCCAGTGCCCCACGCGATCCGAATTCCCCCCAGTCGTGGTCTGACGGATATTCACCGACGATCTCCTGTAGGCGCTCTTTCATTTCCTCCAGAGGAAGGCAATGCCACTCTTGAAGAGTCTGAGTACCTACGAGGTCGAGATCGGCAATCGCAGCCTCGTGCTTGGCGATGCGCTCTTTATCCCGGTTCTCCCACTCAGTCAGCGGCTGGCGCACTTCCTTTTGAAGCGCCTCCAGTTCGTCCCAAATCCGCGCCCCTTCAGCGTCAATCACCTTGAGTTCTTTCTTGCGATCTGCGACCAATTCCAGGCGCATTTTGTCGGTCGCGGTCTTAGTGCGGGCGATCTTGTAGGCGAGCGCCGCGAGAGCATCCCGGTTTTCTTTGGTTGAAATATCGAGCGCGGCTGCTTCTGCGCGGGCCTTGGCTTTGATCTCTGCGATCACTTCGTCAGCTTTGCCGGGAGCAAAGAGAATAACCCCTGTCATCGTGGGCGGAATTACCATCAAACTTGTGTCTGCCATTGTGCTGTCCTCTCGCTTAGTTGTTCGGCATGATCTTCCATTGAGTAGGCGGCAAGCCGCGCTTGGCTATCGCCTCTTCAATCTGAGCGTTGAGCACCTGAGCTTTGTCCTCGATCTCTGCGATCGTTTGCGCCCAATCGGAACGCCAGAAACGGGGAGCCTTGACGAGCTTAATTGCATCTGGAGCGTAAGGCTGGAAAGTAGAGCAGTCCCACCAATCCCGCTCGGGATAGCAGATAAGCCCCGAGAGACACTGACCTTTGTACTCTTCGGCCAGCGTCTCGGGATTGTCAGCGTAGGCCAGGTGAACCATCTCAGTCGGGCACTTTAACTCAGTGCCACCCTTGTCGCCCACCAGGCCATCCGGGCTGCAACCGAACCAATCCCAGAGAGGATGCAGAACAAAGCCGACCAACTCTACGGGCATCTGCACTTCCGCCTCGTAGATCATGCGAGCGAAAGGCTCTCTGTCGCTGCCGTCCTTCATGTACTGCGTGGTGACGTTGTTCACCGCTCTGCCGTAGATGCGCTCCACGATGAGTTTCTGGCGGTACTCAGCGTACTCAAGAGCTTCCGTGCCGGCTGGACAGACTACGCCCTTGCGGGTGGACTGGCGGGTGGTCGGAGGAGCCAAGAGAGCGTCGATGTTCGAGCCTGTGATGCGTCCGACTCTCGCGGCGGTCCAGAGGTCGTCGCCTTGCGTGCATTCGATGATTCTGCTCATTTTGCCCTCTTGAACGCTTTCAGGCGTTCGTCGCGTGCTTCGGTGAAAAGCGTCATTGAGCGATAATCGGGCGGCGTCAGTTTCTTTGCCGCGTCAAGAGCTTTGGACCACTCAACCATTACGTCGGCTGGGCTCTCTGCCTGGTTGATAGCGTCGATAAATCCACCCCCCTCTTCCTGTGTGATGCCGGGAGGGTTGCCGTCATTGTCCACACCCTTCGGAACGATGCCACACGAAGCCAAGAACGTGTACCGTTCGAGGTAGGAGTTTGCAGAGCCAACGCCCTGAATTGGATTTTTACCACCACTGGTATCTGACGGTCCGGCGAGTGTTGCCCCTTCTTCCTCGTACCCCAGGTGGTGCTTGAGGAAGCAGGTAACTCGAACCCGGCCGTCCGGCAAATCTGTTGACTTCCAGCGGTGTGTGATCCCCACCTTAAGGAGTGCAGGAATCAGCAAATCACAGGCTTTGTCTAATTCAACGTGCCAGTAGCTTGTTGCGGGCTTGTTGGAATCCTTGCTGGGGAACGATACATGTTTGGTCTTGAGGATCGTCGGCGCATCGTCCTTGAACGTCTTAAACGCTTTCGCAAACTCTACTCGTGCCTCACGGTCCAGTTTCTCCCACTCGAAGCGTTCCCGGTTTTGCAGAAACTCTTCGCGCTTGGTTTCAAGCTCGACAACCTGCCTCGCAATCTCGATAGCCGCCTGTGGATCGGTAACATTGCGGGAGAGCCTGTCAAGCAACTCCATGCCGCTCGGGGCGCGTTGGATGGCTGTGTCAGTCATTTATTTGCCCTCGAACAGCGGAAGATCAGACCAGCCAAGAGCCGAGAGAGCCGCCTCAAGTTCTTTCACTTCCTGAGCAGCCTTGTCACGGACAGCCATAGCTTTGTTGCGCTGGATGACCAGGTGGTTGATGCCGATGGCGATATGCCGGGGCCGCTTGGGAACGATGGGCGTCCCGTGCGGCGCGTGAAGCGTTTCTACTGTCTCATTCTTTGCCATGTTTTTCTCCAATCAAAGTTGAATCCCGCCGTCTGCTGGTATCCGGGGACTGTATGCCAATCGGCCAGCCTGCAACACCTTAGCCTGTGGACGGCGGGAAACTTGTTACTAAACTGATTCAGGCTCTGCGGAGTCGTCGGCGCAAAGGTCGGCGGCGATCTGACTCGCCTGCGCATCGAGATAGTTCTGCGCGTGCTGGACCTTTGACCGCGCCCAAAACGGGACGTCATTGCGGAATGCCACGGCCATTGCGTTCTTCGCTTCCATCAGCACCCTGATTTCTTCCATCGGCTCCATCGGCGTCTCCTTTGCTGACGAAGATAACGATAAGCCCGCGAAATATATTTGTCAAGCCCCTTGACACGATTTATTTTGAGGCGCATTATTCCAGTATGCCAGTCAAGGCGTTGACCAAAGCGCAATTCCGAAAGTATCTAGCCAGGCGACACTCTAAGGAGTCGTTCAAGGCTATTGCCGACGATCTGGGAGTGACGCGGCAGGCTGTGGAGCAGTGGCACAATGGTGACAATCAGCCATCTAAGCTAGTGCTGCTGGTCGTTGCCATGCACATACAGATCGAGAAGCGCGTCAAGTGAGCGGCGGCAAAGGGAGAGGATATGAGCGAGAACGTGGTTCCTGTCCATCAATGGACAAATGGCGGCGATGAAGTTCTGGTCGTGCGCTTTGTGTCGAAGGACGGCAAGTCTTACGGCGGATTTCAGCACCCGATGAATGTAGGCGAAACCGTTACTGCTCCTGATTGGAGCGACGACATGAGATGTGGCGGAGGAATTCACGGCTGGCCGTGGGCTATCGGTTTGGGCGAAGGAAAAGAGTGCGATTGGTCGGCGTTGTGGCAAGTCTACGGCGTTGCTGCAAAAGACATCGTGGGCGGGGAAGGCAATCTGCGAGGAAAAGCTAAGTTCCGCACTGGCGTCTTGCGCTTCACTGGCTCGTGGAATGAGGCTACTGATTTCGTTTTAGCGGGACAGATGGCATGGGTTCACCACGCCGCGAGTGGCGCAGCCTCAGCAACGGGCGAGAGTGGCGCAGCCTCAGCAACGGGCGAGAGTGGCGCAGCCTCAGCAACGGGCGAGAGGGGCGCAGCCTCAGCAACGGGCTGGAGTGGCGCAGCCTCAGCAACGGGCTGGAGTGGCGCAGCCTCAGCAACGGGCGCGAGTGGCGCAGCCTCAGCAACGGGCGCGAGGGGCGCAGCCTCAGCAACGGGCGCGAGTGGCGCAGCCTCAGCAACGGGCGAGAGTGGCGCAGCCTCAGCAACGGGCGAGAGTGGCGCAGCCTCAGCAACGGGCG